CCCCTTTTTAATTACACCCAAACTTTTTACCCCTTATTTATAGGAAACACCCCCCGTCAGGAGTCCCAACCTCCTTGCTAAAAAAATAAATTACATATAAAGTTGCGCCACCTTTATTCACTCGGTGCCACTTCTCCCGTGATGAATTGCTTACCAGATAGCGGTGTACCCTTTAATTTGCCGGATAACATTCCGTACAAAGACCTTCATGCTGCGGCAAAAGCCGCTTGCAATACCGTTGAGGTATTAAAAAAGAATGGGTTAGACCCTCAACCTACTGAAAAAGATAAGGTTGCTGCCCAAAATACCTTGTGCCAGATCGCAGATCCGACGCTAAACCCCAAAAAAGAAGACGACCAGACCAAAAATCTGCCGCAAACAACTGCGTCGGTGGCTTATTTAAGTGGAATATTGGGTGAGTTTGATAAGAAAGTGGTCCAATCAGCTATGCAGTTGCGTATTTATGTGACCAATAAGTTGATTCAAGAGACAACCGACCCCGATCCCAAGGTAAGAATCCGTGCGTTAGAGCTTTTAGGGCGCATTTCTGACGTTGGTTTGTTCACAGACCGCACAGAAGTGACCATTACGCATCGTGCAACGACTGATTTAGAGTCAAAACTGCGTGAAAAGCTGCAAAAACTCATCTCTGACACCTCTAATGTTGTTGAAGTAGAGGGTGATGTGATTGATGTAAACGTAGAGTTGGGTATTGAGGAAGAAAAGGTTGTGCAATGAGCCTCATGACGCTTACTGAGGCAGAAATTCTTACACTTTTGAAGAATTTACATACCTTTTCACCCGAAGAGCAGGAAGAAATCGAGCAAATTGCCGATGAACTGGCAAAACGCAAACATGCAGCGAGCTGTCGTAACGATTTGATTGAATTCTGCAAGCACATGCAGCCGGATTACAAGGTTGGTAAACATCACCGCATCTTGGCTGACTTGCTGATGAAAACCGCGCTGGGTTTAGAGGATCGGGTGTGCGTAAACATCCCACCCCGACATGGTAAAAGCCAGCTTGTTTCTATTTACTTTCCTGCATGGTTTCTGGGAAAATTTCCCGATAAGAAAATTCTGATGGTGTCGCATACCACGGATCTTGCCGTTGATTTTGGAAGAAAAGTCAGGAACCTGATTGCAAGCGATGCGTACAAAGAGATTTTTCCGACGGTTGATCTTGCGGCTGATTCTAAATCTGCGGGCCGATGGAACACTAAGTCTGGCGGTGAGTATTTTGCCTGCGGTGTTGGCTCTGCTCTTGCTGGCCGTGGCGCTGACCTGCTCTTAATTGACGACCCACATAACGAACAGGACATCATTAACGGTAACTTTGATGTCTTTGAGAAAGCTTATGAGTGGTATACGTTTGGTGCACGGACTCGACTAATGCCCGGAGGACGGGTGGCAATTGTGCAAACCCGCTGGCATATGGACGACCTGACAGGTCGGGTAACTAGAGATATGGGTAACTCTGAACTTGCAGATCAGTTTAGAGTCGTTGAGTTTCCTGCCATATTAGATACCGAGTCCGGTGAGAAACCCCTTTGGCCTGAATTCTTTGATCTTACTGCCTTGCATCGTACGAAAGCGTCGATGCCTGTATTTCAGTGGAACGCGCAGTATCAGCAGAACCCCACAGCAGAGGAAGCGTCGGTTGTTAAGCGTGAGTGGTGGAAGGTGTGGAAGAAAGAAGAACCACCTGATTGTGACTATATTATCCTCACATTAGATGCCGCAGCAGAAACACATAATCGCGCCGACTACACTGCGATAACTGTTTGGGGGGTTTGGAATAATGAGGAAGAGAAGGGATACCACATTATCTTACTTAACGCGATCAAGAAAAGAGTCGAGTTTCCTGACCTTAAAGATCTTGCGATGGAGCAGTGGCGGGAGTGGGAGCCCGATGCGTTTATTGTTGAGAAAAAAGTTTCTGGCACGGCGCTATACCAAGAGTTCAGGCGCATGGGCATCCCGGTTAATGAATACACCCCACACCGAGGTACAGGTGATAAATTGGCCCGACTTAATTCGGTAGCTGACATTATCAGGCAGGGGTTGGTGTGGGTGCCTGAAACGCGCTGGGCTGAGGAAGTCGTCGAAGAGGTTGCTGGGTTTCCGTTTATGAGCCATGATGACTTGGTCGATACGACCACGATGGCATTAATGCGGTTTCGGCAGGGTGGGTTTTTGCGGTTGCCTTCTGATGAAGCCGACGAGATTAAATATTTCCGTGGGGCGCGTGGGCACAAACGTGGGTACTACTTAGGTTAGGACAGATTATGGCTATTGATAAAAGTTTATACGGCGCACCTGAAGGTATTGAAGCTTTGGCAATGGACGAAGCGCCTATTGAGATTGAAATTGAAGATCCCGAATCCGTAAAGATTGGTATGGGCGGCGTGGAAATTGATTTGATGCCCGAAGATGAAAACGAAGAAGAGGAGTTTGATTCCAACCTTGCCGAGCACATGACCGAAGCCGAACTGCAAAAGATTGCAGGCGACATTATGGAGTTGATTGAGGCTGATATTAATAGCCGCAAGGATTGGGCCGATACTTACGTTAAAGGTTTGGATGTGTTGGGTTTGCGCTATGACGAGGTAACTGAACCTTGGGATGGTGCGTGTGGGGTGTTCTCAACTTTGCTAACAGAAGCTGCGATTCGCTTTCAAAGTGAATCGATTATGGAGACTTTCCCCGCTGCTGGCCCTGTAAAAACACAGATCATTGGTCAGTTTACGCCCGAGATTGAAGAAGCAGGTAAGCGTGTGAAGGCTGATATGAACTATCAGTTAACCGACAAAATGCCTGAGTATCGTTCAGAACATGAACGTGCGCTGTGGGGTGTGGCGCTGGCGGGTTCTTCATTTAAGAAGGTTTACTACGATCCGTCGTTAGAACGACAAGTGTCTTTCTATGTACCTGCTGAGGATGTCATCCTCCCATATGGTGTAACAAATATAAGACGCACAGATCGCCTTACGCATGTGATGCGTAAGACTAAAAATGACGTAAAACGATTGCAGGTTAGTGGGTTCTATCGTGATGTTGATCTTGGTGAACCATACGCCACACAGACTGATATTGAGAAAGCCAAGGCTCAGAAAGAAGGTATTGAGCAGACTAAAGATGAGCGGTATCAGATATGCGAGGTGCATATCGAGTATGACTTGCCGGGGTATGAGGAAGAACTGCCACTGCCCTACGTCATAACCATCGATAAAAATACCAACAAAGTTTTAGCCATAAGACGTAACTACAAAGAAGACGACCCGCAAAAACGCGCACGGCAGCACTTTGTACACTATATGTATATCCCAGGCTTCGGAGCTTATGGCTTTGGGTTGATCCATATTATTGGTGGCTATGCTACAGCAGGCACTATGCTGATCCGTCAGCTTGTGGATGCAGGTTCACTATCAAACCTTCCCGGTGGTTTAAAGTCCAGAGGGCTTAGGATCAAGGGTGATGACACTCCGATTGCTCCGGGTGAATGGCGTGATGTAGATGTGCCGGGGGGAGCGATCAGAGACAACATACTGCCGCTGCCTTATAAAGAACCAAGCCAAGTTCTCCTCGCCTTATTAAATCAAATCACTGAAGAAGCGAGAAGGCTAAGTGGTATGGCTGATATGAAAGTCAGCGATATGTCGAGTCAGGCTCCGGTGGGCACCACGCTTGCCCTCTTAGAGCGGCAGCTAAAAACAATGGGTGCTGTGCAAGCTCGCATCCATGCAGCGATGAAAGAAGAGTTCAAGCTGCTCAAAGAGATCATCAGGGAGTACACCTCACCGGATTACAGCTACGTGCCACAAGATGGCACACCGCAGGTTAAGGCTGAAGACTACGACATTGTGGAAGTTATCCCGGTGTCTGATCCCAACGCCTCGACGATGGCTCAGCGGGTTGTGCAGTATCAAGCTGCGTTGCAGCTAGCCCAAGGAGCACCACAGCTCTACGACATGCCACGGCTTCACAGGCAGATGCTCGATGTGCTGGGTATTCCTAATGCCGACAAGCTTGTACCACTGCCGGATGACCAGAAACCTAAAGATCCAATAACCGAGAACATGAATGTGCTCAAAGGTGTGCCGCTCAAAGCGTTTATTTATCAGGATCATCAGGCGCACATCACAGCACATATGACCTTCTTACAAGACCCGAGCATCATGCAGACCATAGGACAAAACCCGATGGCGCAGCAAATGCAGGGTGCGATGATGGCTCACGTTGCTGAGCATTTGGGGTACAGGTACAGACAAGAAATTGAACAGCGTGTGGGTGCACCGCTACCCGGACCTGAGCAACAGATCTCTGAAGCAGAAGAGTTGGCGATGGCTAAGTACGTTGCAGAAGCGGCTCAACAAGTCTTACAGATACACCAAGCGCAAGCTGCACAACAGCAAGCTCAACAGATGGCACAAGATCCGCTGGTTCAGATGCAGCAACAAGAGTTGCAGATCAAGGGTATGGAGCAGCAGCGCAAAGCCGCTAAAGATCAGGCTGATGTGGCGCTAGCCCAAGGCAGGCTACAGAACGAGAGGGAACGGATCGCACTTGAGGCGCAGAAAGAAAACATTCGACTGCAAAGTCAAGATAAACGCGATGATAAAAAGATCCAAGCTGACTTACTTAAAACTGCAATGGCAAAAAGGGGTGCTAAATGACCCAAGAACGGGCGATGCTGGATCACTTATTTAATAAGCTCAAAGAACGCGAGCGTGAAGTAAGTGAGGTTATGGCTGAAGGGAACTGTAAAGACTTTGCTGAGTATAAGAATTTGTGTGGCGTAATCCAAGGTCTACGCCGTGCAAGGATGGAAGTACAAGACCTTGTGCAACGTTATGAGGAATTTGAAAATGACTGAA